TTCAGAAATTGGTTAATTCTAAGTTCTTAGAGAATCATAATCTTGAGGAAGTATTTGCTAATTGGATGCTAAATCAGGAAACTGCAAAGTATACTGGGTATCCTTATGAGCTCTTTAAGGATGCAGGATATGGACATTATAGTCGTAACTTTTCTGTAGAGGCTCTGTATCCAAAAAAGTATCAGAGAGAACTCGTAAATAAACAGTTCTTACAACTAATAGATGTAGCTAAGCAGGATATGAATAGACAAACTGGATTCATTGTAGCAGTGGATGTATCTGGCTCAATGACTTCTATGTGTCTAGGTTCTAAGGCTATGTCTGCTTATTCTGTTGCTAGAGCTATGGCATTGTATTTTTCTTACTTACTAAAGGGTAAGTTTGCTAATACTCTACTTGCTTTTAGCAATACAGTTGTAATAGATAAGTTTGAAGGTAAGACTCCACTTGAGAAATATTATAATGGATACTACAAGTATTCGGCTTGTAATACTAATTTCTTCCAGATTGCCCAGTTATTTGGTCAACTCAAAGCTAAAGGTTATAAGGAAGAAGAATTTCCAACTGGTGTAATTTGTATAAGTGATGGTGAGTTTGATAGACAATCCGGAGACTGGAATATTACAGGTACTAATGATTGGAGATCCAGAGGCAATGCTTCTAGAGAAACTGTATTTGAGGCTTTCAAAAGCCATCTATCCAAGTGTGGGTTCTCTAAGGAGTATGTAGATAATTTCAAATTAGTTCTATGGGATGTTCCCAATGGATATTATGGCCATTCAACTCCAAAATTTGAGGCACTTGCTAGTACTCCTAACATATTCCATATGTCTGGATTTGATCCTGCTGGAATTGCATTCCTTACAGGAACTAGGCAAGTAACCTCTATTCCTAGAACACCGGAAGAGCTATTTGAGACTGCAATGCAGCAAGAACTGATACAATTACTTAGGGTGTAAGTTTTTGTAATCGAGATAATTCTGTTACATAGGGAGCCGGTCGTGAGACTAGCTCTCTATTTAAATAGGATATGCCAGAAAAAATTCCTATAATCTTCTTGTTGAAAAAGAGTAGACAAGAGGTTGGAGAATTAAAATCAGATATTGATGAACTCAAAGATCTTCTAAATCAGAAGAATCAAGAGATTGCTAAACTGAATAGAAAGATAAAAACTCTACAAGACCAAACAAAGTGGTTAAAGCCCAATCTAGCAGTAAATCGTACTCTATCTCATATACTGAGTGATGTTAACTATATTAAGAATCCTTACAGAGCCAAGAGAGAAAGAAAAAGATTGCGAACTTACCAAAGATGTGCTAAATACTACAATGCTTGGTATGATGGATGTAAAACTTTATTTTCAATTCTCCAAGAACTTCGCACTCTGCACATAGATGCTTCCACTTGACTGGGGAGTGCGAACTAGTATAAATATTTGTAAGCTTATGATGATTTTTGTAACCCCCAGCGAAGCGGACAATAGGTTCGTTATCTATTTAAAGACTAATACTTGTAAAGTTCAGTATTGTGAAGGTGTTCTTCAGTTTGAAGCAATGCTCTCTCGTATACAAGTTATGAAAGACTTCTTTCTAAACTATGGACTGGACAAGTTGGAAGTAAGAGAGAATGGAAGAGATGGACAATTACGTATTCATGATGATTCCATAACTATGCAGATGGAAGATTTAGATAATATAGCAGGTATAAGGGTTCCAATTCTAACAGTTATTTAAAAATTGTTAATTTATTGGAAATTACCTAAATATATGTTATAATTGAACTTCCAATCTGGCAAGGTATATCAAAGAGGTCTTACAGCAAATTTAAACAACTTATGCTTATAATTAGGAAAGGAGAAGTGTGTTTAAGATCTCTTTTGTGCACTCGGCCAGCCGAGTACACTTTGGCTCTTTAGCTCAGTGGTAGAGCAATAGACTGTTAATCTATTGGGCGTCAGTTCGATCCTGACAGGGGCCTCTAAAAGAAGTGCTGACTCTTCGGAGTACAACAGCAAACGCAACATCTGCATTATTAATAAAACATGTTATTCAAGTTTTGTTAATCGAGGACTGCTGAGTCAAGGAGGCTGAGAGGCACTTCTTAAAATCAAAATTCAGTAGTACAAGATGAAACAGTCCTCACTTTTTAGTAGAGCGTAAAGTCTGGAGGAAAAGGACGTAAGTCTGAAGGAAATGTGAAGGGTTAAAGGGGATTTATTCCGTGTACAGACCTCTACATAAAAAGTGCTCGGATGGCCGTAGTTCCAACCGACGGGTGGGTGGTATTCATACCTTTGGAGCACTATAAATATAATATGGGCCCCAATAAATAGGAGGTGGTAGAACTCTCATACTCCTACAATGCATCCTTAGCTCAGTTGGATAGAGCAACTGCCTTCTAAGCAGTAGGTCGTTGGTTCGATTCCAACAGGATGTACTATGAATCTTCTAGATCAGACATATAAAAACTAAACAATTAAAAAATGAAAAAGCTTTTATGTTTAATGATGGTGTTTCTATTTAGTTTAATGCTAAGTATGTAGAGTTGCACCAATTGTACAAATTAGCCTGAAGTTAAGGCTCAAACAGAAGTAGTGATAGATGTAGACCATGCGATTGCTGTAGATCGGCAACAGATGTACATGAAATTCAAGGACAATTATCGTTGGTATGAAACTTGCATTCGTCTTCCAGAGTTCCTTGATTCAGATGATGTAACAAGCAGTCCTGAAATTCTTGTTAACATTTTCCAAAGTATAGAAGAGTTTGATAATGGTGCTGATACTTATGTATGGAAGTTCCAACATTTTCCTGATGGTACTATAAATGTTGACTCTATACATGGATTCTGGATTGAAGATAATCCATTAAATGAGGATTCAATTAAATTCAATTATCAAGCAGCTTTTGAAAGAATGCTTCAAGTTAATCTTCCTAAGCCACATTCTAAGAATGTTATTTTGAGAAACCCCGTTGGACCAAAAGGCGTAAATGCTCAATGGGTGTTTGGTAATATTTCAGAACAAATATGGGTTGATGCTACAACTGGCGAAGCAAAATCTTCTAATCCTGCATTTCCAGATAAATTAGCAAAACCTCTTGGCGAATGGCCTTGATTATAAATTAATCATATAGTATGAGTTTATTTCCTCTCTTACTTGAGAAAGTAGGAGAGTTTTGGGACGAGTGATGTAATTGGCTAACATACCTCCCTTGCAAGGAGGATTTCAGGGTTCGAGTCCCTCTCGCTCCACAAATTAAATATTTATAATTATGAAAGATTGGATTTATATTGGAATATTCCTAAAAGAGAAATCAAAGAAAGAACTTATGGATACATATAAACTTCCAGAAGGTTGGATGTACTATTGTGACCATATGACTGTTGTTTATAATGATCATTCAGAGTTAGCAGAAATTGTTAAACAAATTAATATGAACAATCTTGGAAAACTATTTACTTTAAAGGTAATAGCAGTAGGTGTTTCCGAAAAGGCTTTAGCTCTAAAGGTGGAGCTTCCTGTAACTGTAGTATGTGCAAACAAAATACCACATATAACAGTTGGAGTGTCTTTAGATGGTAAACCTGTAGATAGTAATAACATAACTACGTGGAATAACTGTTGGAATTATATTGAAGTTATTGGAACAATGATGATGAAAGTCAATAAGTAGCACCTGCATCAGCAAGGAGCCTAAGAGACCTGAATTGACAGGAATAACACTGAGACACTCCTCTTTCCCCCGTCGAGGAGTTTTTAAAAATACCAAATTAAAGAGGTCATACAGCAAAATTCTTATGCACTAATAAACGATCAAATTTTATGAAATTATCCGTTCCCCTGGGTTTGACTCCCAGTATTATGAGTTATGGTATTCTCATAGTAGCAGTAATGTTGAAGGACTGCTTAGCATATAGACCTCTTAATCGAGCGTTGAGCCCCATTGGCCGGGGAACTAGACTGTCACTCTAGTAAAACAAAGGGTTCGAATCCCTTACGTTCGACAAATCCAAAACAAAAGTGAAACAATTGAAGTGTTAAAAAGGTTATTTATTATGGTGAAGAAAGATCAAGAGATACTAAAAAAGTATCTAAATGGTAAGCCCGTAACAAAAACCTTACAAACACCTTTACGAAATGTTCGAGGTTACGCCACGGAAGAGAAAGCATTATTTATAGCAACTAAGAAAGCAAGTAATAAACTTTCTACATTAGTGGCATTAGTAGCCGCACAGAAAGGTTGGAATACTTCTATACATACAGAAGGTTCTCACTTAGTATGTCTCTTGTATCCTTAATATCTAAGGATATATGTACAGGTAGTTCAGATGGTAGAACGGTGGACTCCAAATCCATTGGTCGTGGGTTCGAATCCTTCCCTGTATGCTTTTACTTTGAAGTTAAACAATAAAAATCATTAAGTATCTGGTCTGTGAAGATAGGATACTTTTATGGGCAATTGTCCGAGCGATTAGGTGGTGCTCTGCAAAAGCATCTAGGTAGGTTTGACTCCTACATTGCCTTCTACATAGCGGTTGAGTGAAACTGGATATATAAATCACAGGTGTCTCATAAGCACTTAATAATGGGTTCGACTCCCATAACCGCAACAAAAAGAGAACAAACAGTAATATTATATGGTTAATAACGGCCATAATGTAGGTAAAGTACTGAAGATAGCATATACTCGTCTAGCCACCTAGAGCTCAATGCCGTCAACTAAGATAGCTCCTATAGTACGGTTATAGCGACCATCCAAAGCAAAAAGTTCTCTTAAATTGAATTCTTCTGTAGTAGTTCTGACTAGGAGTGGATGAAAAGAGTGAATAAGAGGAATTCTTTGGGAGTTTATTCCGTAAGTGGTAGCGGGGTTGACTGTAAATCAACTGGCTTCGGTCTCGGGGTGTTCGACTCACTCAGCTCCCACAAATTATGAAGAAACTAATATTATTTTTCTTCGCTTTGCTGCTATTAGGATGCAGCCATGAATCAATCAGCACACAAAATTTTGTAAGTAACAAATTTAAGGCTGAGTTTGTCGATTCGTTTGGAAATCCAGATGTTGACCACTATTGGGGATTCGAAAGAAGCTCTACAAGAGCAGTAGATCCTAATTCTAATATGTGGACATGGACTCCAGAAAACATTACAGATGATGAAGTTAGAGATGTAGATAATTGGTTTAAGAGTCATCCTAATCCAGTATCTATAGAAGTAGATTGGACTAATTTCTTTGTTCAACATATAATTGGACATCACGGAAATATGGATCAATTATGGTGTTCAGAACATATTTACAATTTTAATGCTACTAAAGGCTTTACAATGAAAATGGTAAATAGTTCTACATTACATTGGCAATATCACAACTCTTTAGATAGTAAGTTCCACGATGAATATGTAATAGTAAATATTAATGGGAGCTATTATGTAGGATTTGATTTCTTAGCTACAGGACAAAATTCAAATCAACAAGAAGCAAGAGATGGTATATTTAATGACTGGATTGTAAAAATTACTCCAGCATATAATAAAATAATTATAGCTGAAGACTTAGGAACAAATGATGGAAGTGATTTCGATTATAATGATGTTGTTTTTGGAGTTGACGGAAATGTAGTTACTCTACTTGCTGCTGGTGGAACTCTTCCTCTTTATATAGATGGAATAGAAGTACACAATAAATTTGGTGTAGCTACATCAGTAATGGTAAATACAACTAACTTCTATGAGTATCCTCCAGTTCAATTTATAATAGGAAATTATACATTACAGAATATTCCTATAAAGGTTGAAGGAAAGGCAGGAGAATATTTTATTCCTTGGTTTAAAGGTGAGCCTTCTGCTAAGATATGTGTAGACCATGGATTTGTTTGGAGTCCAGAAAGGATTCCTATTCAAACTACATATCCTTTATTTAAAGAGTATGTAAAAGACCAGACAATTAAGTTCTGGTAACAATATAAAGAGTGTCCTCTGATTTTTACTACTATGCAAATTCTGTTTCATTTTGCAGAGGCACTCTTCTTGGCCTTATAGTTCTAAGGGTAAAACACCGCACTTGTAATGCGGATTTCTCAGTTCGAATCTGGGTGGGGCCTCTATATGCACCGTCCGTGCTGTTTTGCTAGGACCTTTGCGTTACGCTGTTCCAAGGTGACATACTTATGTATGGGAACAGAAAAGAATACTTACAGCATTTAGTCTTTACCAGGAACAAAGTTGTGGTATTCTTACGTTTACTCGGTAAACCGAGCAAACTAGGAGTGGATACGAAAGTGTCCACTCTTTTCATCTATAGACTATCCAAGAGAGTACGAAGCTGATACCGGGGTAAGACGAAGTATTCGCGATACAACTAGTCTTATAAAGTAAGGATAAAACCGCCTGAAGCCGTGGAAGACGCATGAGTAACTAATCCCATGTATTACTCTCACCTGCGACGATAGCTCAGTAGGTAGAGCTACGGGCTTTTAATCCGTAGGTCCTGGGTTCGAGTCCCAGTCGTCGTACTATGAAGATAAAAATAGCAGAAATTGGTTGTTCCTTAATGGAATTTGGAACATTAGTAGATTGCTATCCACGTATATGTTTTCTATGTAAGAATCGTGGACATGGGTGGTTCGAAGAAAGAGAAGTTACTCCTAAAGAACTTGTAGATTTAATAAAGAGTTTTCATTATGTAATATGCATATAAAATACAAAAATCTAAAGATTTGGTTAGTAGACCAATGGAAACGTAAAACATTCTTTAGGAATTTCTTTATAACAAGAAATGCTTGGGGAGCTTTTAGTATAAATTCCCATATAAATCAGAGTACTGGTAAGCCTAAGGTAATGTATAATACTATAGAGACTGCTAAAAAGAGTGCAGATAAAATGGCAGATAAATATGGTAAACACTTCTCATACTATAAATGTTTATTTTGTGATGGATATCATATAGGAAAAAATAGAGATAATAAATATGAATTACATTGACAATCCAATTGGCTCAACCTTCCAGGAAGGTAAAGTCACATTAATGGTTAAGGAAATTAAAGATCCAAGTACTTGTGCTGGATGTTGGTATACTTCCTATAAGAATAGGAAAAAATCTCTAAGAAATTATACTTCTTCTTGTTATTTACATAAGCATGCTTGCACTCCTGTTAATAGAAAGGATAGAAAGCAAGTTGTATTTGTATTAATAAAATAAATAAGGTTATGAATTACGAAAAAGCATATAAAGAAGCCCTTGAAAGAGCTAAAGAACTTAACTGTGTGAGTGATAAGGATTCTTTACAACGTAAGACTGTAGAGCATATTTTTCCCGAACTCAAAGAGTCAGAGGACGAGAGGATAAGGAAAGCTATCTATATCTACCTTGACTGGCTTGATGGTAAGAAGGATGTAGCACCAAAAGGTGAGTATTCCATAAGAGATATGATTGCTTGGCTTGAAAAGCAAGGAGAAAACAAATATACTCAAAGGGACATAGATGATGCTTATCAAAAAGGGTATGATGATGGACTAAGAGTTAATCTTGAAATGCAAGATGAACAAAACAAAAAGATGAAAAAAGATATAGCGGAGTTCATCTTTAACTCAAGGGAAGACATTAAACACAGGTATGATTGGATTAAGTGTCTTGGATATGATGTGAAGTTTTTTGAAGATGAAAAACAAAGTGAGCAGAAGCCTGCTGATAAAGTTGAACCAAAGTTTAAGGTTGGTGATTGTATTTTGATAGATAATCCATGTCAAATAGAAAGCATAGACAATAATGGAAATTACATAGTAAGATATTGTGATGCAGAAGAAACACATCTATTATCAAAGAATTTCTGTGATTCGCATTTTCATCTTTGGACTATCCAAGATGCAAAGGATGGTGATGTGCTTGCAGGGCACGAGTCTATAGTTATATTTAAAGAGATTGATGGCTTTAATATAAAGTGTTACTGTACATACCATTTTATGAATTTCACAGCATTTTACTTGGATACTTTACAAAATAAAGATTCCTATCTCCCTGCTACTCAAGAACAGCAAAAACACTTATTCAACAAAATGAAAGAAGCAGGATATGAATGGGATGGTGAAAAGAAAGAATTGAAAAAGCCACAGCGCATTGTTTCAGCAGAAGCAAAAGAGGCAATGTATGATAAACCTGCTTGGAGTGAAGAGGATGAGAACTTCATGTTTGATACCATCAGTAATCTTGCAGAACTAAAAGACAGATATGGCGCGGGATATGGTAATGTTGGAAAGTGTATTGATTGGCTCAGGAATCTTAAAGAAAGAGTACAACCGCAGCCAAAACAAGAATGGAGTGAGGAGGATGAAACAATTATTCATAGAATCCTTGCTATTTACAGCGACTTTGTGAGAAGTTTTGAAATAAGCCCTGCGTCTACAAAAGTTGTTCAAAAGGATGTTGATGAAATTGAAACGTGGCTCAAATCTCTCAGACCTCAGAAGCAATGGAAACCAAGTGAAGAGCAGATGAAGGCATTAATGTGGTGTGCTTGTTATGAACCAAGCAACAATGATGTCCTTAAAGAACTGTATGAACAATTAAAGAAATTATAGTTATGGCGAAGATATGCACTGATATAGAGCAGAGTAAAAAGTTACTTGAACTTGGATTATCTCAGGAAACTGCTGATATGTCTTATATAGAAACTCCTGCTAATGAGTTTAGGCTAATGGCTTATAACTACAAAGAGACTATGGTACTTAGAGATTTAAGAGGTAGTGATGCTGTAGTATATCCATGTTGGAGTCTTTCTGCTTTGTTAGAGTTAATTCCGTATCCTTCACTACATCGAACTGTTAGAGGGTGGAGTTGTGAATCTTATAATAGAGAAGGAAATAGATTTCAAATAGGAATGAATACTGACAATCCTCTTGATGCAGCATTTGAAATGGTTTGTAGGTTATTAGAAAATGAGAAGATATGACTAATATAGTAGCAGGAATGATTATCGGTTTTGTAATAGGATTTTTATTCGGTTCAATTAAAGACAAAATAGTATGATTACAGAAGATTACGTTAGTTTTGAAATAGCAAAACTTTTGAAGGAGAAAGGTCTTAATTGTGGCTGTATTAGTTACTATGAGCACTTTAGTTCTAATGTCACTTTATATAGTGGAATGGTTCCTGAATGGTCAGATAGTTACACAGACCACAATAAAATAGACAGCAGATATAGTCGTCCTACTCTCCAAATGGCTATGAAGTGGTTGAGAGAAGCACATAAGATACATATAAGACTGATTAATGCCACAGATGGAATATATCGCTATGAATTATATTATAATTATGGAGATTTCTATCAGCCCCCATTCTATTACGATACTTACGAACAAGCAGCAGAAAATGCAATTAAATATTGTCTTGAAAATTTAATATAAAAGAGCACAGACAGCAAAATTTAAATACATTACGTTGTGATCGAATGTTAGAGTTTTTAGTGCTCTTTTTAATACAATCTTATTCATAAAAGAAGTCGTCAGCAATCTTATTAAACTATTAGGTCTACCAAAAAAATGCCAGACCCATCGTCTAGTTGGTTAGGACACTCACCTCTAAAGTGAGAGACATCGGTTCAAATCCGTATGGCAAAAACGACTTCTTATATAGAGAGATCCTCTAATAGGTTAGGAGACGTGACTGATAATCACGCAATCCGAGTTCAAGTCTCGGTCTCTCTACTACGACTTTATTGACGAATCTTCGGGGAATGGTCTGTGAAGATAGTTCCTCCTACTTGATATATTTTGCCCTTAGGGGCTTTATATATAGTCCAAAAACAAAACAAACAAAACAAACTCAAATCAAACAAACAAACAACAAATTAAACAAACCACAAGAGAGATGTTTCTGCTTAGGCAGAGATGTTTTATTGTGAACGTCCTGCTGACTACGTGTAGTCTGGGAGGGCGAATGTTTTGGACTCAGTCCCATTAGGTAAGTGAACTTGTGGCCACAAGTTCATGGTTGCAAACTAGTGGGACTATCGGGGGTTTAGCGTAGGTGGTTGTTTGCGCGTGGGTCTGAAAAACCCAAGGCCTGTGGTTCGTCTCCCAGAGCCCCCACTATAGAGGACTTACAGCAAGATTCTAATGTGCCATATTATGATCCAGCTAAAAATAGAAGTCCTCTTCCTATACAGGGTACAGACAGCAAATCCTATTTAGGTTCGAACTATTAATTCGAGGTGTCTATTTAGTACCCTGCTTATAAGGAAGACATACAGCAAAGATGGAAAATAACAGTGCCAACTTTTACTGTAAATTTCAAGTCTTCCTTTTTTAATTGTAATTAATATTTATATTATGCATAATCCATTTAAAGTTGATGAAGAAGCACAAGCCATAGGTGAGGCATTAGATCTCTTTCAGATTAAGGAAAAAGGAGGGGAAATATGGATTACTTATCAAGGTAATGCAGTTGTCCCTGAATCATTATTGAAAAAGTCTGCTCTTGAATCTTTATTGGAGATAAGAGAGCGTTATGTTAAATTTAAAAGTAATTCACAAAATGCAAAAACTTAATGTATTGTTAGCATTGCGACAGAAACTTCAAAATCGTTACAACCAAATGGTTGGAGATTACACAAGTTTCTTTAAAAACAAACAAGGAGCCTTTAGAGGTACCTTGAAGACTCATTCTCCATTAGAGGGATATCCAGTAGATATTACTAAGGTGGCGAATGAACGTGTTGTAACAACAGTGAAAGAGAAGATGGACTGGTTTATTAAAGAAGCCGTAGAGTACATCAATGTAGCTCTTTCAATTGAAGCATCTAATGGTGAAGGTGCTGAAACCGTCAACTTGGAGTTTGATGGAAAGACTTATGGTCCATATCCTGCTACCGTCTTACTAAGAATGAGAGGTATCTTTGAGAGTGAGAAGTTTGCTCAAATGCTTGCTATGATTCCAGTAAGAGAAGCAACAAGAGTATGGATTAAGGCTGATGAAGATGAGGACTATAAGAAGCGTGGTGTTGTCCAGACTGAACGCCAGAGTGGTGAGACCAAGACTACTGAGACTCATGAGGAAATTCTTAAAGATCCAAATCTTGATCCTCAACATCTTCCTTCAAACTACCGTGCCATTACAACAAAGGTTGCTACCACTATTAAGACTGGTGACTACACAACTCAGTTCTTCAGTGGTGAGTGGACACATGAGGAGAGAGCTGCTCTCTTAAAGAGACGCAGTGAACTTCTGGATGCTATCGATATTGCACTTCAAAAGGTCAATGACCGTGAAGCAAAAGAGTGCAGAGTCGACGAACTCTTACAACATCTTATTTACGGATAAGATAATTTTCTTTTTATAAAATATTTATTTGACCGTAGCTTCAGCTTTACTTATTAGCATTACTTAATCCTAGATGATTAGCATTAATGTTGTGGTCAAAGCTTTAGCATTTATGGTTACTGTATGTTACGTATCCTGGTGACTATTATAGTTTCCGAAGGTCGCGGGTTCAAATCCCGTCTTCCCCTCGACTTTTTTGATTAAAGCGTTTTGCATATTGTATATCTTGCTTGTGAAAGTAGGGTATACCACTGGGGAAGTAGTTCAGTTGGTTAGAACATTGGATTTTTCTAGCTTTAGATTAAAGGGGTATAATGTAATGTACAAATGTTTATGGATTAGTAAGACGGGTTTGTCGCTAATCCTAGGAGGGGTAGGCAAGTGGTTAAGCCAATAGTCGCCAAAACTGTGCATCGGTGGTTCGAATCCATCCCCCTCTGCTTCATTGTCTGCTACAATGAGAATAACTTACTTCGAATGATCCCTTCTCTGTGAAGAGCGGGGATTTTATAGGCCAGTGCTGGAATTGGTTAGACAGGACTAGATATTTAATCTAGTGGTGAAGTAATTCTAGGTATTCACGTGGAAGTTCGAATCTTCCCTGGTCTACAATAAAGAGTGCAGGCAGCAAAACCTTACAAGCCTTGTAAGCTGTGTGTCATGAGTTCGAGTCTCATCGGGAGGTGTAAACTTCTTGTAGCTTAGTTGGTAGAGCAACGTATTTAAGTCAGCACTCTTTTTAAGTATAAAGAGAACAAACAGCAATTTCTTATAACTATGCATGTGGAGCCGTTAGCGATGGTTCGATTCCATTCTCCCTCAGCCATGAACTTATTGAGGGATAGTGTAGTGGTAGCACGACGTATTGTTTAGTTCTCTTTTTGGAAGAGTAAGCCTAATTGCTAAGGCAGTGCTCTTGAAAAGCACCAGTAATCGTGTAAAAGCGGTGTGTGGGTTGGAGTCCCACCTCTTCCTCTATGAGAAAATGTTTACTACACAAATGTGACGCTCATTGCTGTTATAATATAGCATTTGAGCATGGTGAATTAGAACGATTCCACTTTAAAATAGTTAATCCTGTGCTTGGATTTACTCCATTTGGTACAGTAAGAATAACTATGACTAATTGGAATCTGGACAAAAATAAATGTCCCTTCTTGCGACCTGATCGTAGGTGTAATATCTATGAAAACAGGCCTGATGTATGTAGAAAATTTGGCGAAATTCCAGAGTTACCCTGTAAGTATCTAAAGGACACACCTGAAAAGTAGACTCCCTTAGTAAGGGCTACGCTGAGTAAGGAAAAGTTACTGTAGGCAACCATCTATAGACGTATCCTGAAGTTAAGGAGTACTGCAGAAGCAGGTCTGTATCCAGCTGGGATAGAGTTGTACAGGATAGTGAAATGTAGGATACTTACAAAAGGAGAGTAAACCTTGATGGTGATAGGGTCTCCCTGCTAAGGAGTTCGGTCGTGAATAGCGGCTTCAGTTCGATTCTGATGCTCTCCTCTAAACTTTTAAACAATTAAAGCTATTATGAAAATTAAAGAAGAAGAACATGAATATCGTAGGCCCGATGATATTCATCCAATTAGGGCAAACAAACAAGCAGTTAAACATCAAATTGGAGGGGATGAGAAATGGTATCAATAAAAAGTAAAGTATTTGGTACGCATCCAGAAGTATGTGAGTTTATTAATACTAATAGGATGAGCCAATCACAGATTGTAGCTATTGCTCATGGTAGTGGAGTTTACACATTATTTTATTACGAATGATTGAATTTTCTCATATAGAGCAAGACTTTCTAAATAGAAAGCAGGCTCAGAAACTTCTTGATGCTGGTGTAGATATGTCTGATGCTAAATACTTTTTATTTAAAAGAGTTAGCAGAGAATATCTTGGTTTGAAAAATGAATGTACATTTGGTAATAATGCAATTCCAACTTACTCTTTAACAGAGTTAGCAAGAAAAGTAAATGTTACCGAATTAAATGCTAATGACTTAACAAATACGTTAATAGGATGGAACAAAAAGTTAAACAAATAATTGAGGACAAACTTGGACTAAGTTCTAATAATTATACTCCTGAATCTAAATTTAAAGAAGATTTAGGATGTGATTCTTTAGACATGATTGACTTAGTAATGGAATGTGAAAGGGAATTCAATGTTGTTATTCCTGATGATGTTGCTGCTAATGATATTAATACAGTTCAGGATCTTATAAATTACATTAAAGAGCATTCTAAGTAATGTTCTAGGGCCTCTATCTCAATTGGTTAGAGCAGCATTACATACTACTCCTATTTTTGTATAGAAAGTTGAAAAGGGTTTCCGTATACAAATAGGTAGAGAAGTTATTCACCTTTACTGACGGAAAATAACCAAGAGAAAACCCCTCGACACACTCTCCTACGGTAAAACCGGAAGACGCGAACCGTAACCATATACCTAGATGTATATGCATCCGACTTTGTTAGTTAAAGTGGTAAAGGCTTGAATTGAAAATGCATCCGTTGCAGTCTTTGGAGCTTGATAACGAATCGAAAATAAGCAGTGTATGATTCTATGACTTAATTCTATACAAATTAGGGCCTCTAGCACAATAGGTTAGTGCAGTAGGTTAGAGTTTCTGAGACAATTCAACAAGGTGACGGAGGAGTAGTTTTCTCCAGGTATTAGCACCTTTAAGTGTTACTTAACTACAGGTAATACTGTTTTGTCTCTCTTGGGCCTTTAGTTTAATGGTAAAAACACCAGCCTCATAAGCTGCGAGAGTCTCAGTTCAACCCTGAGAGGGCCCACACTTTTTAATACTAAATATTATGGTAAATAGAAGAAAGTACAATCTTAGAATTATTGTAGTTCTACTAAAAATTATCTTTAAGTATCCAGAATTAAGATTCTGTCAGATATTATCTAATCTTGGTTTAGATAAAGACAATTTTTATGAAGAGCCCGATAAAACTCTTAAAAGGATTCTTGATGAATAATGGGGGTGTATGGTTTTGACGGCATTGGAAGGTAAGTTACTCACTCAGACTGATGGAAAGACATCAAAACAAATTAAATGGAGAAAATACAAATACTCCTCGCGCTAAGGTAGTTAGCATGAGCTTTGCTTATAGAGCTGCTGCATGAGTGCCTGGCGGGTTCACAGCCAGGGAACATAATGTGAACTAAATTTCTTTTTTAGTCATAACAATTAATATTCTGTGTCTATCGGAGATATAACTAAATAGGCTGGTGTGGTTAAGGCATCTAGTTGCCCCTGGAGAAGGAAACTCCTATAAAACCTATGAGTGTAAGTTATAGTAATTGAGAATAAGATGTTCGGACGGCGGTTTAATTATTGGACCCTTATATCAGTAATGATATTTGTAAACAGGATGAATTCAGGGAACGCTAAAAATAAAGCTCAGAATCAGCTTTATTCATGCCAATCCTGAGCTAAGCATAGAGTACACTCTATGAAAGTGCAACGACTACTGGAGGAGTTTAGTCTCCTTAATTACCAGCTTGAGCGTCCTGCTCCTCATTTATTGAGGATGATGATATAGTCTTATCTTCTATGAAAGTAGAAGTGAAGGAAGAAATATCTCTTAGAAATCTTTTAGTTTCTAGATCAGACATTTCTGCTTTGAGATAATTAATAGAAGTTGAAATAAATTGAACATTTCCCTTTATATATCCTTTGGAAGAATCTATTCTATCTAAAGATGCTCGTATAGTAGGGTGTAGAGTTTTTATATTAGAATCTGTAGGAAGCACTAAGGATAATCCAGTATATGGGCATATTCCATGTTGCTTTTCCCATAGTAGTTTTAAATATTCTAAATCTATATCTAGTTCTTTATCTCTTCTCTTTAAGCATCTCATAGTGTATCTAAAAGGTGTATATTCATCTTTTCTATTAGCTGCATATTTTGATATATTTGAACTAAATAGTTCTTTATCTCTATGTTGATTATTATAAATGGCAGCACATGATCTACAACAAAAATTCTTTCTTCCTAAATTAACATTTCTTTTGTATTCTGACTCTGGTTTCTGAAACTCAGAACCACAGTTATCACAAATAATTGTGATTAATTTACGTCCTTTGCAATAATTTTTTAACTCTTCCATTTTTGTTTAATTTTACTATGTAAATGTAAGAAATTTGTGTGGAGCCGAAAAAATTATAAATGTTAAATTTAGTAAAATATTGCGAATCCGCCCACCTCCACTTTTTAGGCATCTAAAGTCTATAGTATTATTTATTGATATATATTAAGACTTAAAAGTTGTCTAAACTCTAAAAACAGATTATCTTTGATTTAGTTCAAAGTTAAAATGTTCCAGTGCCCATGACTACATATTGGGTGGCTATTTCTCGACAAGAGAGAGGTTTTAACATCACAATCCACCATACGGGTAGTGTAGAAAATGTAGCTTTTTCGACCTTAGAGAGGGCTAGTTTGGAACAATCTGGTCCTTCTCTATTGATTTTGTTTTCGTTCGTAATAAATGCATCTCCTGGTCTGTGAAGATAAGGAGAGTATAGGGGTGTAACCGGTAATTGGTTTCCGCCTAGATTTGGGATCTAGAAGCTTCGGCCTATGCGGGTTCGAGTCCCGTTGCCCCTACCTTTATAATCTCTTTCGGGTTTAAAAGTACTATGTACTTGGAGGAAAGCCTCATCCTGCGTAAGTGTAATACGTCTATCTAACAGATAGTATGTTTCAATCAAAGCACCCAGGTATAAAACTTTAGAGGACGTAGTAGGTAGGAGAAACCTACTTGTGAGCTTGTTATGCAAGTTCACTTTGCAGTGTTAGTGTTAATGGTTAGCAAGAGGCCTTGCCAAGGCTTAAGAGTGAGTTCGAGTCTCATACACTGCTCAATTCACCGTCGAAATGGCTGAGACGTAATGAAAATTGCCAGACTGTGACCTCACAAAAGCAACGAGGTGTTGAATTTATCTGTAGTCCAAACACTTAGCTCATTTGAGAGATAGGTAAAGAGAAACAGTTTGAAAGAGCCTTCTTTATTGTGAATCTAAGGAAGGACATTTGCGGGTATAGCACAACGGTTAGTGTAGGAGATTTCCAATCTTCTGATGTGGGTTCGATTCCCATTATCCGCTCTAAAAGGAATCAAACAGCAATTGATAATAACTTCAGATGGATAGCTCAGTTGGTTAGAGCCTTGGATTTTACCAAGAGGTCACTAGTTCGAGCCTAGTTCTACCTTAGTTTTACAGATTCCTATATGGTGTATGTGGCCGAGTGGTTTAGGCGCAAGTTTGTGGCACTTGTTTACGCAGGTTCGAATCCTGTCGTGCACCCTTAATTTCAAATTTTAGATTATGAGTACAGAACAGATTAAAAAAGAGATTCACTATCATCAAAGAATAATAGAGAATCATCAAAAAGAGTTATTAAAATTAAAAGAAAAGCTAAATGAAAAGAAAGGTATTTAATTTAATGAAAAAATTAGCTTAGGGCTATGCTGAAATGGCTTATATAGTGTACTGTCATGATACACTTCCTATGAGACGTTTCTAATCAATTAGATTACTGATGCCTTGAGGAGTCCAATACGGGACTTCTCTTCATTTGTACGAAAGGGTCTTGGTGTAATGGTAGCACAACAGTTTTTGGAGCTGTTTGAGTGGGTTCAAATCCCGCAGACCCTACTATTATTTTACTTAATAGATTATCTAAACCATAAGAAAGCTGGTCTGTGAAGATAGGCTTTCTAAATAGCGCGTTCGACTAGTGGCTTAGGTCACAAGACTTTCAATCTTGTAGGGAGGTTGCTCCCTCAGGGGTTCGAATCCCCTACGCGTTACTATTGGGGACATCATATAGTGGTTGAGTATGTAACCCTTACAAGGTTAACACCCCAGTTCGAATCTGGGTGGCCCCACAAACAACTTTGTAATAAATCATGTAACTGGTAAAAGCCGAGCAGAATGTATATGTCTGTCTCGGCCTTTTTTGTATGTTATTGTTATTTATAGTTATTGCTTTAGTAACTTGGGTTACTTTAAACTGTAGATTTATTTATCCTTGTCTATGGTATACATGGAAGGGAAAGAGAAAATATATTAGATTATTTTAAATATGTTAGATTATGTAATTTACACCGACGGAGCTTATAGTAGCTCCCGTGATCAAGGTGGAATTGGAATTGTAGTTCTTAGAGACGGAAAGAAAGTATCTATGTACTCTAAAGGATTTAAGAAAACTACAAACAATCAAATGGAACTTATGGCAGTGATAGTTGGACTAAATGCTATAAGAAATCCTATAAATTCTCTTACTATTTATACGGATTCTATGTATGTAAAGGGTTGTGCAACTCTTGGATGGAAGCGTAAAAAGAATGTAGAGATGTGGATGAAGTTTGATGAAATATTTAAGAAGGCTCAAGCCTTAGTAAAGAATCCAATTCAAATTGAACACGTAAAGGGGCATGCTGACGATGTTTATAATAATCTCTGCGACGAAATAGCTGTAAAAGCTAGTCAAGAATTATTATAAACGGGGACTGGGGATATACCTCTGGTCCCCGTCGCTTTTTTCTACTATGGAGAGAATAGGGTATATAATGTTTTTTACTGGGGTAATAGGATTAGCACTATTATTTGTATATGGAGTGTACATGGCTGCAGGAATAATCCCAGCCTTAGTAGTACTATTTTTTGAGCTAATCAGTTGTGGAATAATATTAACAGTAAATGATTAAACAACTAAGTTTATTTCCAGAACTAGCTAATGAGCTAGTAAGTAATTTAGATGATAAAGCACTAGAGTATGCTAAGAGTCTTCCAGTTTCTGAAGAAGTGTGTGAGACAAATACATTTATAGGAAACATAAAAGATGCCTATACAGAAGGGGCTAAAGCAGTACTTGCAGATATAATAGATTTATTAAAGAAGTATACAGATTTACATGAGAACTAATTAAAATCCTCTAAAATGAAGTACAAAAAAAGAGTAGAGTATTTAAAAATGTTACAAAATTGGTGGGATAAACTCCCACAAAATGTGAAAAATGGATTAACTAGACCTGGTGCAGTAAGATGAAAAAATTATTTGTATTATTATTTGGTATTGTTTTATTAGTAGCTTGTACATCTGTTGATGATACTAATACTTGTAAAGAAGAAATAGTAGAAAAAAGTACTTATTTAGAAGTTAAACCTTTAAAGTATAAAGGTCATAGATATTTATGGTTCAGAACTAAAAGAACAAAAGGATTTGGTGGTATATCACATGATCCTGATTGTGGTTGTGGCAAATGAAAAGAATCTTTCTTATTCTGTTGTGGGCAATATTGTTCATATTGGGAATTGATCTAGCCTTAGGATGGCTAAACATGGCTAATACTATAGCAAATATAGCTGGAGTATTTACAGTGCTAATTATAGTATGTATTTCTTATAAGACAAGGTGTTTTACAAATTTTAAATTTATTAAAAAATGAAAAAACTTTTAGGAATTTTATTTGTTGCTTTATTTGCTCTTATGAGCATGACAAGTTGTGTTGAACGTATTGACGCTGGTTGTGAAGGTATTAAAGTATCTCTTTATGGAGATTCTCGTGGTGTTGGAGATGTTAACTTAGTAACTGGATGGGTGTGGTATGCTCCCTGGTCTACTCAAATATTTGAGTATCCTACCTACGTACAAACTATTGATTATGAACCGTTTAGCATTAATGCTAAGGATGGACCTCTCTTTACAATTGATCCTAATGTGAATATAAAGGTTGCTGATGGTAAAGCTCCTCAGGTATTTAGAAAGTATAGAAAAAGCTTGGATGAAGTAATAAAAGGTCCAGTACTTAAGTATATTAAGGATGCTTGTCGTATTGAAATTAATAAGTTTACTACTGATGAAATAGTCTCAAATAGAGAAAGAGTAGAAAATGCTATTGAGAAGCGTCTTGTAGCAAATCTTACTAAAGAAGGTTTTGTTCTTGACCAGTTTACTTCTGGACTAAGTTATCCACAATCTATTATTGAGGCTATTGATGCTAAGACTAAGGCTGTTCAGGATGCTCAGAGAGTAGAGAATGAAGTAAAGAAAGCTGAGGCTGAGGCTCGTAAGCTGATTGTCGCTGCAGAAGCAGAGAAACAGGCTAATGAACTTAGAACCCAAGCTTTAACTCCTGCTATTTTACAACAGATGTGGATAGAAAAGTGGGATGGTACGCTTCCTACAACTGTTACTGGAAGTGACTCCAAGCTTTTATTAAATCTTCCAAAATGATAGTTTTTGAAATAATTACTCTGATATGCATAATACTCTCTGTATGGAATATAAAATCTTTAGAGATTAGTAGTAATGGTAAATGGATAGAGGCTAAAATGCCTATATGGGCATGGTTAATATTTATACTAATTATGCTAACCCCAGTATTAAATATAGCAGCTGTTATCGTTATATTTATTGCTACTTGTGTTGAATCATATCAGAAGTATCCAATATTTAGATTTAAGTCTAAGAAACTTTTAGATAAAATAGGAAAATTTTTAAATAAAGAGTACTAGAAATGTTTATATCTCTGGTAATTACCGTATTATTGCTGTATGTAGCATTTAATACAAAGTTTGATGGAGAAAAACTTCCTAATTGGGGCTTTTATGCTATTGCTGCATTGACTTTATGTAGTTGGGAATCTGCATTAGTTATGTTAGCAATAACTATATGGATGCTTTATAGAGGAGTTAGAAATGGAGAGATAAGTACGTTAGAATGGATTGAAAATCTGATTAAATAATGTCTGACGAAAGTTATAAACTCCTAACACCTAGTGAAGTTAATAAGTATAAAACTTGTGAGTGGTTTAATCACGAAGTTATTAAATCTGGAAATTTGTTCTTAATTCCAGAAAAATACTTATTAAAAGACATAGATAAGAAAAAGTTTTGGTTAAACAAGCTACAAGAGTTAATTGATGAATTCGATTTTGAACGAGTACATGAATGTATGGATGTACTTAATTGGGTTTGGGCTGGAGTAGATGGAATCCCAGAGAAAAAGGACATGATTCCTGTAGTGAAAAGCTTATATAGTAGTATAGAAGGTAAAGTACTAGAAGGAAATTACTGTTACTGTACTACTGGTGGATTCAAGCTTACATTCAACCCAGACGAAGATAATGAGTTAAGTCTTGTATTTGAGGTAGAAAACTGCTCTGTTTATGGTGATTGAGGAGAAGGATTTTCGAATGACTCAAATTAGTCAGAGTTCACCTTTTTGGGATTTAGAAGTTCTAAAAACTATAAAGCCAAAAGGTGGAGTTGCTAGACAGGAGTTTACAAATGTTGGCTATGGCATGACACTTGGGCACTGTCTTAAATCTATAGTAAATTTTAGAATAGCTAATAAACATCTTGAAGATGTTATTTCAATGAAACAATATCTAAAAGAGTATATAGCTACAATAAAAGAAATTAAAAGTTATATTGATGAAGCGATCTTGGAAGACCAAAAAATTGAAGACGGAGCTGAATAGGCTTTTCAGTTTTCTTGACAAAAACTACAGTATTAACTGGGGTGGATGTTGTTGGCTTACATATTGCTTAGCATGTAACTTAGAGAGATTAAATATTCCGTATTCACTCGTTATATATGATGGTGAAGGAAATTCAGAAGAAGCATATAATAATATAATTGAGAGGTATAATTGTTTCCCAACGGGAGATGAAACTGCTTCTCATTATACATTACGAGTAAAGGGTTTAGGAATCCTTAATAAAAGTAAAGGAGATCCTTTCATACTTGTGCATAATGTTAATTCTGTGGATATTCGTTGGATTTATGATGAAGGAAGTTGGAATGAATGTTATAATTCTAGATTAAATGATGAAATTAAAAACTTAGTAGACACAGTTTTCAAAATCTATGAGAAAGAAGTCTGTCAAACCTCAGAAACTGATTGATATTCAGTGCCCAAAATGTGGACGTGTGACTCATCACTATTTAAATAGTGAAACTGGCGAATACAAATGCGTAGTATGCCAGAGTGTAAATAAAACAATCGAAGTGCAGGAAGTCGTTTTTGAAATGGACGAGGAATTAGATGCTGCACTTAATCCCTCTGATACTGTAGAGGAACCTACAGAAGAAACAAAAGAAGCTTAAACCAGTTACTAATTTATTTACAGATGAACAACTTACAAAACGAACTTCCTAATCCCCTACCAAAAGGTGATGATGAAGAAAGATGGGTGGATATACATAATCATCCACTCATGGTGTATTTAGGTATACAACAGCCTTCTTATGAAGGACGTGATCCTAAAGTTTGGAACAAGACTGATGCTGAGAAGAAACTTCTTAAGCAACTTAAAGACCGTTGTACAACTATCCTTCCTAATGGATGGCCTTGTACTACTCCTCGTTCCAATTTCTCTTTTAATCTTATTGTTAGAATTCGTCCTAGCAATAAGTTTAAATTCACAGATAAACATGGTAATGTGCAGAAGAAAACATATTTCTCACATAAGAAGGTTAATTGGAATGATATTCCTAATATACTTTCTAGATATTATGTTTGGAAGAAGGACGAAGGCCGTCAGTCGTTAGTGATTTCGTATACTTGGAATGGCAAAACCTACGCCCCCAACGAGTTACCTAACATTAGATGGAAGTAGAATTTATCCAGCTTCTGCTTTTCTTTATGAAGTAAATACATATAAATTGTATAATACTAAACAAGCTGCCCCATCTAAAGGTAGAGCAGAGCTGGTTAATTCTAAGTTTTTTACAGCTTCCAAGCCACTAGCAACGCTAGGATATAAAGCTGTAAGAACATCAGACTATTTATTGGAGATATCTATAACTTGGATAGGTGCTCCAATGCAATACATTCTAGATAACAAATTACCTATTTACGATCCAAAAAAGAAGAAAAATGAAAAAGGACGTAGCAATGTTCAAAAACGGAGTCATCACTGACTTCAAGGGACAATCACACCCATTTGTTGTATGTGCGCTAAGCACAAGTTCATTTAACTCTGAAGAAAGCACTGTGGCTATAACTAGCTATGATATTGATAGTGCCTATATCGACGAAATAGTTGCCCCACGTGCTGTATTTATAGGAATTGCTGTATGCAATCCTGTAGATGAATGGGATGAAGAGAAGGGTAAAATGATTGCCCTTAATAAAGCAAAAGGATTTAAAGCTACTAATATAGCTAAGTCTGCAGCATTGTTTGCTACACGAGCTGGAATGATAAGTGAAGGCTTGGTTGAAGCATTACTTAACCGTGAGGTTGAGCACATTCAGGAAGATCCTGAATATGTAATAAAGGGCTATAATAGAATGAAAGCCCGCTATGAACAAGAAAAAGCCATGAAAGCTTATGTTGATGAAACTCCTGATGATCTGAAGGAAATTGCAAGTAAACTTGCAACTATGAGTTCCAAAGATATTGAAAGAGTCATCAATGTTGCTATCATAAAGTCTGATGAATAAGTCTATTTGGATACCCATAGCATTAGCGATAATAATTCTTGGGTGTCTATATTATTGGGTGGTTAGTTTCTCTCTTCCTGTTCAAACTGATGAACAGAAACTATTAGAAGAAATTAATCACCTAACTGTTAAAGTTGATTCTATTCGGAGAGCCAATGATAGCATTAAAATAATTATAGATACTACGGAAGTTAAAATCGAACATGTTTATGAGAAGTATATCCAAGTTCACGATCGTATTGTTACTCAGTCTGTTGATTCCGACTGTGTCTTTTTCTCAAGATACTTATCCGAAGATAGTAAGCGATTCGTTGATACTATTGACTTCAAATCAATTGAAGCATACTAACCTTATATTTGCTGAGCATCAAATGCTGTTAAAAAAAGTTGACCTATTAGAAAGTCAAACTCATCAATATAAGGAGCTTATAAGGAATTGTGAGCAAAATGATTCTTTGAATTTAAAGCTTTTAGAAACGAATAAAACTTACTATCTTAGTAAGATATCTGCCCTTAATGATTCTCTTAAAAAGGAAACTAAAAAGAGAAAACTCTGTCAATTAGGAATGTTAGGAATAGGTGGCTTAGGTATACTAGCTCTATTTCTAATTAAATGAAACATACCAGAATTGACAAAGACAATGAGGGAGTAAAGTACAAGTACCTAGATAGGACTTGTAAACAATGTAGAAGGAATCCATGTTTTGAAGGAATGGAGATTTGTAAATGTGATTTTGCTAAGTATGGTTGCAAGCAGTATAAAGCATGGTGACCATATTAGCCTCTTTAAAAGCCAAACTTGATGAAGGTATGGGCTATACAACTTATGTATTTCAAAATCTTGAAGAGAATAAATGGGATACCAAATATAAAATGGTAACTCGTTGCCCTAATTGGGATCATAGAAATATAGAAGTTGGAGAAGAAGGCTTTCTAACTTATGAAGACCATGAAGCTGGAATAAGTAAATGGTTTGATGGGAAAGATATGCAATATTATCGTTATACAATGTCTCAATTTCTAAAATTCATACCTAAACCAATTAATACAGATTTTATAATGACCTAGATTATGATTATTTACAAAGTAAAAACAATGAAAATTAATGGGAGTTTTAGCTGAAAAATTAGCAGCAGCACAAGAGGCAAAGAGTAATGATATTAATACTTTTGTTTGGAAAGGTCCAAAAAAGGAAGTAAATGGTAAGTTAGTGCAAGAGGAAATCATGTTAAAAGATGCCTCTGAAGTACAACTGAGAGAGTTCTACAAGCACTGTATATCTATGCTCTTTAGCAAAGATAAAGAAAATCCTGGCAGATACACTCTACTTTCTATTATTAAGGAACAGAGAGATAAGTGTAATGCTGAACTATATGTTCGCTGGTTAGAAAATAAGTATAAGAAGGATCAACCAAATCCAAGAAAGGAATATCCTCGTTATCTATATCAGCAGGATATAAGAACCATCTTAATTAATAACCGTGAAACCTTTGATAAGGATAAGCTCGATCAGTATCCCATTGAGCAGATTACTAATGGAGTTCCAACAGAATTCCGAGATGTAACTATTGCTATGGCTCAGGATGCTTGTCTTGGAACTCTTGGAGATTTTAATAAGAAGCATCTATCTCTTAACTTTATTACCAAACTTGGACTTTGGTTCACTCCTGCAGAAATGAAGGATCTTACTGAGAAGGACGAGAGTGGTAAGACCAGAGATAGACTAGATGTAATCCGTGAACGTCATGGATTGAAGCCTGTTATTCGTCTCTATATTAATCCTAAAGGATTGACTTATACAGAGCTTCGTGCTATGTTAAATCTTAAGAGTAAGAGCCGCAAGTATTCAGATTTGACTACAGACCAGCTTGTAACACTAAGAGATCGTGTTCTGTTCTTCTTCGAAGAAGAAGTTGAAGAGCATATTCGTCAGTGGGAAGAGCGTAAGTCTCAAATTCTGAAGGTCGCTGAGGCTAGGGGAATCGATATGAATGCTTAGACACATTTTGATAAAGTTAGGGAGCAGGACTATCCTGCTCCCTCTTTATCTGCCGTTAGAGACTCTTACATACATGCTATGTTGGGTAGTTGAAAATGGCAGAACAGCTGGAATTATTTAAGACTGTTGATAGAACAGCAAGACAAAAGGAATGTAGAATAACTTGGGTTAAAAACAAGTGTATTGGTACCATTACGGCGTGTACTGGATTTGGTAAGACAAGAGTTGGACTAGACTCTATAGAAATGATAGTAAATAAGTATCCAAACTTTCGAGTTCTTGTTGTTGTTCCTACCGATGCCCTACAAAAGCAATGGAAAGAGCAACTTGACAAGCGAGGACTTAGACTTAATACTGATGTACTTGTTATTAACACAGCAATTAAAGCTAATAGAATTTATAACGTGTTAGTTATAGATGAAATTCATAGGTGTGGTGCTGAGGAATTTGGTAAGATCTTTCAAAAAGTAAGTTTTAAGTATATACTTGGACTTACTGCTACTTTTGAAAGATTAGATGGAAAAGAAAAATACATAGCTAAGTATTGTCCAGTTATTGATACTATACCTTTGGAAGAAGCATTAATGAATGGATGGGTATCTCCATATGTAGAATATGAAGTACTTCTAGACATAGATAACATAGATGAATGGGATGCAATGAATAAAGAATTTACAGAGCATTATGAATATTTCAACTTCGATTGGGACTTAATACAAAGTATGACTGGCCCAACAGGTTGGAAAAATAGACAAGCATATCGTGATAAGATATGTCCACCTGAAGCCTCAGCTAATATGCGTAAACAAATTCTTACTAATATTACATATCATGCTATGGGATTTATGCGAATTATGCAAGCTCGTAAAAAATTCATCAATGAGCATCCAAAGAAAGTAGAAATAGCTAAAAAGATAATAGAAGCTAGAAAAGATAAAAAGATTGTTACTTTTTCTAAAAAGGTATCTGTAGCCGAACAAATAGGTTATGGAGAAGTATATACAGGAAAGGTATCAAAGAAACGAGGCTCTAATATACTTGATAATTTTAAGAACTGTGCATCTGGAGTGCTAAATTCTTGTGAAAAGATTAACGAAGGACTCGATGTTCCAGGATTATCAGTAGCAATTATACTAGGACTTGACTCTGCTAAACTAAAGGCAGTACAAAGAGTAGGAAGAGTAATAAGATATGAGCCAGGTAAGCAAGCGGAAATATTTAATCTTATCATTAACAATACTGTTGAGACAAAGTGGTTCAGCACTTCCCATCCCGATGGGAATTACAAAGTCATTGATGAGCAAGGTCTTGACAAGGTGTTAAAAGGTGAGGATCCAGGTGAGTATGTTAAACCAGCAGCAAAATTTGTATTCAGGTTTTAATCTATGGAATTTCTTCGATGAAATTGGGATATTATTAGATAACAACAATATGTGGTTCTGGTCATTAAAGGATATACACAATAAGTATTCCTGCTCAGAACAATATTTTAAAAGTGCAGCAGATGCAGAACAAGATTTAATAACTTTCCTTAAGAATTATGAAGGGTTCAGAAATGGTTGAGTTGCTTATATTGGAGCAAATAGTATCTACATATCAAGATAAAAAATTTACAAGTTTATATGATAAGTTATATGATATGGAGAAGTTATTAAGTAGATATAATGAGCTTTCAAAGCTCTTTATGGAACCGTATGTAAAGAATCCCGACTCGGAAGAGTAATCCCTTTTTACAGTAAGAGATTAGACTGAAATAATTTTAATCTTTAACTGTCTTGAACAAATATAATCTAAATATTGATGAAGAGATAGCGATATTAGAAAAATATCAGCTAACTCCTGATGAACTTTTTGTAGTTAGATTGATCTTCATAACCAAAGAAGGCTATCCTGAAAATTATCTGTTTAAATTCTTACAAATTAGTGATAATGGTTCTAATTTTAGAGCTAATTTAACATCATTACAAGAAAAAGGAGTAATTCTTAAGTCTTATAAGATACCTGCTAAAGGAGAAAAATTTGATCCTGCAGCTATTCCTTTTAGTAAGAATTTTGAGAATGCAGTATATAGAAGTGCTTTTGATATGGGGCAAGAACTTTATGAAGCTTATCCTATGTTTGCAACAATAAATGGTTCTACTGTAGCTATACGTGGAGTATCTAAGAAGTTTGATACTTTAGAAGATGCTTTTCGTTACTATGGTAAGCAAATACGTTGGAATAATGGAACTCATAAGCATATACTTGAACTATTAGATTGGGCACAGAATAACACTACATTTATAAACTTTTCTCTTGCTACATTTCTTATAGATAGAAAGTGGGAAGAGATAGAAGCTCTGAAAAACGGGGAATTAACGGATATTAACTATAACTCTATGCGCTCCATATGATTACTGAGTCAGTACTGGAGCTTATTGAAAGAGGACGTACAGGTAGTAATCAGGGTATATCTATAGGAATGCCCAAGCTTGAAGGAATAATAGATGGACTTACTCGTGAAACTTATTATCTGCTATTTGGAGGTACTGGTTCTGGTAAGACTACCTTTGCACTATATTCCTTTATATATAAGCCACTTATTCAGCATTTAAATGATGATGATTTTAGAGTAATCTATTATTCATTGGAGATGTCTGCAAATATGTTATTCTTAAAACTCCTATGTATGCATATATGGGATGAGTATCATATAGAGGTATCTCCTAAAGAGCTTATGTCTCGTAAGAAGAACTATATATTAGATGATGATCTTTATAAAATAGTTTTAGAATGTCAACCTTGGCTTACTAAAATAGAACAGAAGATTACAGTCTATGATAGAGCTTTAAATGCACAAGTTCTTTATGCTAATTTACATGCTGAACTAGAAAAAGAGGGAGAGTTTATAAATACTGATAAACGAATCCTATTTAAACCGAAGAATCCTAACAAAATTATTCTTGTTGTCATGGACCATATTGGTCTGGTACGTCCAGCTCAAGGTTCTACATTAAAGAATGAGATTGATTTATGCAGTAAATATCTCTTAACATTTAGAAATATATGTGGTATTAGTCCACTTGTTTTAATGCAAATTAATAGAGATAGTACTTCTACTGATAGAAGAAAACTGGATATGATCGATCTTAAACTTAGTGATATTAAGGATAGTGGTAATCCAAGTCAGGATGCTGAGGTTATTCTTGGTATATTATCTCCACATAGAGAACAACTTAATAAGTATAAAAAGTATGACATAACTCAATTAGAAGATAAGTTCAGGAGTATATCTGTACTTAAATCTAGATATGGTGAATCAGAAATTATGATAGGTTCTGCATTTTATGGTAAAGCAGGCCTATTTAAGGAGTTACCTAAAGGAGATCAAATCACCTGTTATGATCCTTATATGGATGTTAGTTATATGCTACAAGATGAAATAGTTCAAACCGAAGATGAAAATGTAGTTAACTTTAATTTTACAATGTGATAAATGGCTGAAATGATAGCTATTGTTGGTGAGAGTGGTAGTGGAAAGACTACTTCTATTAGAAATTTAAATCCAGAAGAAACTTTTATTATCTCTACAACTGGAAAGCGTCCAGGTATTAAGGGAGCAAAAAAGAAATATCCAGATTTTAAAGTAGATAAGGAAACTAAGAAAATGTCCGGTAATTTCTATACTTCATCTAATATAGAATCTATAAAACAAATGATGAAGATAGTTAACCTTAAAATGCCTCAAGTAAAGGTGTTGATTATTGATGATTTTCAGTATCTTCAGGCGTTTGAAGCTATGGCTAGAGTAGATGAAAAAGGTTATGGTAAGTTTACTGATATGGCAAAGCATGCTTATGAGGCTTTAAAGACTGGAATGGATATGAGAGACGATCTATTCATAGTGGTATCTACTCATAGTGAGAATACTGGAGATAATCTTAATCCATATTATAAGATTAAGACTCAAGGAAAAATGTTGGATAGTGTAATTACTTTGGAAGGATTGTTTACATATGTACTATTCACTAAAGTAATGAAAGACGAAGCT